AAATGCATCTGGTGCTGAAGGATCAGCTACTATATCTGCTGCTGTTGCTAACATAAAGTCTTCACCAACAACATTAATTCCTTCACGAGTTTGCTTCAGTGAACCAATACCCCTAGAAGAAACACCTAACTTTACACCTTCACTTATCAATGAAGATGCAATTTTACCCATTGGGGTAGAGAGGATTTTTGCTTTTCCTATAAAGTTAGAACCACTTTCTTTAAGTGATACTATCTTATGTGACACTCTATCAAGATTAACAGTTGGACCTTCTGGATGTCCCAGTTCTCCAAGTGCTCTTCCTGATGTTACATGATTTTCATTATAACGAGAAACTTCTCTTCTAAGAGTTTCCATTGGATACATACGACCATTTCTGTTCTTTATGTTTCCTTGTAGAAAAACTCCTTCAATGTAGAGTTGTTTTTTACCTCCTCTGTTTTCAACTATAAATTCAACAGATTCGATTTCTTCTCTAATGAGTTTCATTTATGCGTCTCCTGAAATTTGAACTTGTTGAATGTATAATTTACCAGAACCACTATCAGTTCTAGCAGCAACTTTGAAAGATGCTCTTAAAGTTGCATCTGGATCATTAAAAGTACCACTAACTGAACCACTATTATGTTCAACTATGATTCTTTGACCAAACCAGTTTTCTCCACTACCCCTATATGAGGTACGTGATTTATCATATACAGTCTTCACTCTAGCATGAGTGAAATCAAAATCTGTTTGAGATGAGCAACTTAAACTAACATAATCACCTACACCAAATGGTGAAGATGTTCCTTCTGGAAAATCTATAGTTGTTGTAGTTCCTTTAGTATAACTAACCACCCTAGCAGATGTATTGGTAAATCCTAAAGTAGCAGCACTATCTTTTGGTACTACAAAATCAGTTACAGCTGCAGTAGGTTCTGTTCCAATAGCCACATGTGTGTTTTGTCCAGTAGCAACTACTCTAATTGCAGTAGATTTACCAGATATTGGAATAGACTGCTGAGATGCTGCACCTGTAGTTATTGAAGTTCCTGCTCCAACTGTCCTAAGCGTCATTCTCTTTATACAGAATCATTTTATTTATTTATAATTATTCTGCACCCTCTTCTTCAGTCTCTGTTTCTACTTCTACAGTACCATTCTCATCAGCACCAGAAATTCTAGCTGAAGCATCTGCAACTACACCATCAACTTCTGCTTGATCTTCAGGAGATCCAAAAAGTGAAGCTGCAACTGAGTCTTTATGAGCACCTATCTTTTCAGCAGATTTTGCATAAAGTGCATCTTTAATAGCGTCACTGATACCAGAGGGACTCTCATCCTTAGTAATCATGTCGAGTAATTCATCCATTGTTTTTAAATCCTTACAGTTTATTTATTAGATTTCTCCACCCTTAGGCATTTCCATCTTAGTTTTGGAGGTATCTTCTATACCAGGTTCAGTAGGAACTGCTCCCATTTCACCACCCATTGATGTTTCTCCTTCTACTCCCATAGTTGGGTCCATCATTAATGCAGGATCAGGAACTGTTCCATCAGCAATTTCCTTCTTCATAATCTTATCCTGTTCAAGAATTTCCTCATCAGTCTGACGAAGAATCTTACGTCTTAGATAATCTTGTGAGAAGTATCTACCAACATATGGTTCAGCAGATGCTACCATAGTTAATCTTTCTGCCATTAACTCAGACTCTTTGAGTTCCGCAAAATGATTATCATAAAGGAAGTCATACTGAATATGCTGACTCATGACATCCCAGTCTTCTGGGGTAATTACATTCTTAAGAAGTAATTGTGTTTTAAGAATGTCATTGAATAATGCAGAGAATCTCTTCCTTAATCTACCTACAAACTTACTAAATTTAACCTCATCTCTAAGTATTTCAGATGATCTTCCTAAATTAAATCCACCATCACCACCTATTCTAGTAACAGGTACATTCAAAGCTTTGAAAAGTTTCTCTTGGAAATACTTAATGTCAGTAATTTCTCCTAAGTTTTGTCCACCTGGTAGTGTAGTAATTTCAGTTCCTCTACCACCTTCTCTTCTAGGAAGCCAAAAGTCTTCCAACATGGACATATATTTCTTGTCATCTTTAATCTCACCAGTGTCAGCATTGTATACTAACTTGTTTCTATACCTCATCATTACGTCTCTGAGGTATTGTTCTGCCTTAATTTTTGGAAGATTACCTACATCAATATAGAATATTCTTCTTTCTGGTGCTCTTGATAATCTG